ACAGCTGATTGATGATTTGAGAGCGGAAGTTGGTCATTCCTTGCAGCCGAATTTAGGCAAGGCGACACGCGATGTTTTCATTAACATGCTGCAAAGAACGCAAAGGCGGTTGTGGGACGACTACAGCTGGCCTTTTCTTTCCATTACGCGCGACATCGCGATTAGTGCTGGGCAGCGTTACTATGACGTACCTAATGATCTAGTGTTTGAGCGCATCGAGCGCATGGAAACAAAACACGGAGATTACTGGTCAAAGCTCAAATATGGCATTACCGCAGAACACTACAATCAACATGATAGTGATCGCGGCATTCGCTCGTCACCTATTCGTCGCTACGACGCATACGAAAACAATCAGATCGAAATGTGGCCGATCCCTTCTAACAACTCTGATGCTGCAACAGGCACAGACAGTGTTCGCGTTCATGGCATCAAGAATTTAAGTCAGTTTACCGGCGAGGCCGACACTGCGGATTTGGATGACCAGCTGATTGTTCTCTATGCTGCGGCAGAAATTCTGGCGCGTCAAAAGCAGGCTGATGCTCAAAACAAAATTGCGCAGGCTCAAGCGCATTACGCGCGTCTTAAAGCGCGTATGGCTAAGACTGAAACCTTTGTCATTGGCGGCGGTGAGCCAGACGGCATGTATCGCCCTAAAGGCCCACCATTGATTGCCACAACAGGAAATAGCTGATGCCTTATATTTTGGTCGAAGACTTCCGTGGCGGCTTAGATCGTCGGCGCATGAATGTCACAGCCGCTCCGGGTACTTTGATCGAGCTAAAGAACGCGCACATCACGCGAGGTGGTGAGATCGAGAAGCGCCCAGCGTTTGTTGAGCTTGTTACTTTGCCAACTAATACCATTGGTCTAGCCGCTTCTGCTGGCCAGATTTACACCTTCGGGTCTGATGCAGCGTCTAGCGTCACTTTCCCAGCTGATACGCCGTCTAACGTGACTTACATTAGGTTGCAGCATCCTAGTGGCGAAGAACTGACTAACGTTTTAAAAGCAACGTTTTATAACGGTAAGGTATATGCAGCTGCGCAATTTGCCGATGGCCGAATATACCATTACTTTGATGGTGTGCGGATTACTGATTGGTTTGATGGTCGTGCGCGCAATACATTCGAGGTGACTGCCGGTACTGCTGGCGGGACTGCCGCTACAGCTTCTTTCGAGGTGACTGGCGGCACAAGCAACCCTGGTGACGAGTTGCGGATTTTGCGGATTAACGCTGTCGATCTAATTAGTAGCCCTGTGTCTCACAACGGCTCGAACAACCTAACAGCGTCTAATGTTGCAGCGGCTATTACCTCTGGCCCTAGCGACTACACAGCTCAAGCGGCTGGCAACGTGGTTACGATTACAGCGCCTGCGGTCGGCATTACATATAACGGATACCAGCTTACTGCCGAAGTTGATGGGGCATTTACTGTTGGCAACATTTCTCACGCCTCTGGCGGTATTGATAATGCTATAACAGCTATTACCGTCGATGGCGTTAACCTTATCGGAAATCAGGTGACTTGGGAGACTTCGCATACCTACACAGCACTAAAAATTGCGGAAGCTATAAATGATTTTGCATCTGGTCCTGAGTACGAAGCGACAAGCGTTAACCAGTTTGTAAACATAATATCTAAAGAAAGCGGATCGTCTCAAAACAACAAGGCGGTGTCTATCACAACGAGCGGAAACGTCACTACAGCGTTTGACCCTGTTTCGCAGACTTACTTAGACGGCGGCGCTGATGCCTCTACAATCAACGCATACAGCCCTGGGGCTTTTGTCATCCCGGTCAAAACAAAGATGTACGCGCTGTCAGACAGTTTGCTTCACTTTTCCGCGATAGATGATCCGACAGAGTGGAACGACACAACGTTGGGCGCGGGTTTTATCAACCTTGCTAACCACTCACGCGGTTCTGAAGACCTCAAGGCGATTGCGACATACTTTGACAATATTGCCGTTCTTGCTGAAGAGGCGATACAGATTTGGTTTGTTGATGCTGACGAAGCCCTCAATCAACAAATACAAGTTTTGCAAAACACTGGAACGATTGCGCCGGATAGTGTTGTCGAGTTTGGCGAGAACGACGTGTTCTACTTGTCGCTGTCTGGACTGCGCAGTTTGCGTTCACGCGACAGCTCCAACGCCGCGTTTGTTGGTGACATTGGCAACCCTATTGACGAGCTGATTGTTGACCAAATCCAAGCAAACCGATCTGTTGCAGAGCTGGCAAAGGCGACGCTCGAGCAACGTGACGGACGTTACATACTCGCTATCGGCAGCAAAATGTATGTGTTTAGCTTCTTTCCTTCATCTAAAGTGTCAGCTTGGTCCGTTTACGAGCCTGGGTTTGTTGTGGATCAATGGGCATATGATGGTCGGCAGACTTTATGCAGAAGCGGCAACAAGCTCTACTCATTGGGCGGTGAGAACGGCAACATTTATGACAGCTGCGAGGTTGTTGTTCAGATGCCGTTCTTGGATGGCAGCAGCCCAGCAACGTTTAAGGATTTAACGGGTATTGACGTCACTTGTGAAAACGTCTGGACAGTTTCGATAGCCACTGATCCGCAAGATATAACGGCGTTGGAGGAAGTGGCGACAGTTTTCAAGACGACTTACGGGTTGGGGCGCGCAGCGGTCAACGGTTATACTACGCACGTTGCTCCCAGATTGACGTGTGAAAAGCCAGGTCCAGCAAAGCTAGGAAACCTGGCAGTCCACTATACATCAGCGGAGAGTGGTTAATGTTTTTACGCCATGCGGAGCCTCAAGACATTTTCACAGTCGCTCGAAATATGCGTGAACGTGACTTCCAAGAAATATCAGCACTTAGATATGACGATGATCGAAATGAAATGGCATACAACATTACCAATCAAATTGCAGAGTTTGAAACAGTATATGTTGTTGGAGATACGGAGCCAGTTGCAATTGTTTCATATCTTCCTGTTCGACCTGGTGTCTGGAATTTGGGGATGTTTGCGACTGACAGGTTCAAAAGTGTAGGACTTTACCTGACAAAGCGCATCATTCGAGATATAATACCAGCATTAGATCGAGCCAAAGCGCATCGGGTCGAGGCGTTCAGTATCGAAGGTTACGACGAAGTACACAGTTGGCTGGATTTTTTGGGGCTTGAAGAGGAATGCACGTTGGAAAGCTACGGAAAAAACGGTGAGGATTTCAAGGTTTTTTCTTGGGTGCGGTCAACAGAAGACAGTGTTGTCTGGCGCAATCGGAGGTTGAATTAATATGTGTTTGGGTGGTGGCGGAGACGACTTTCTAAAAGACGAGTACGCTCGGCAAAGAGCCGAAGAGGAAGCTCGGCAAGGGCGGATAACTGAAGGCAAGGCGGCTATCGACGCCGCAATGGCTGGTTACGACGATGACTTTTATGCCGGTCAAGCGCAGAATTACATAGATTACGCGACACCTCAGATTGAGGATCAGTACACGGATGCGATGGGGGGCTTGATCCGCGCTTTGTCCAGAAGTGGCATGTCACAAAGTTCTGTTGCCGCAAAACGTAAGGCTGATTTGCAAGAGAAACTTAACAACGCTCAAGTTGATGCAGCTCGACAAGGCGAAGCGTTTGCTAACGACACGCGATCAGCGCTTGCAGGTGTGAAGAATAACCTCATAGCCCAGAACCAATCTTTAGCTGATCCGACTTTGATTGCCAGTATGGCGGCAAACCAAAGTAATGCAGCTTCTCAATTGCCGTCTTACAATCCAGTTGCTCAGATATTTGCCGATGCGACTTCAGGCTTGGCGACGCAGAGCCAGTTAGAAGCGCGCGGTAAAAATAGATATAATATGGCTGAATTGTTCAGCCTCGACGGCGGGTCAGCGAGGAACGTAGGCTAATGAAGATTATGCAACTTTCTAAGCGCAAGGGTGAGACTGGCGGCGCTCCACGTCAGACTGAAATCATGGGTCAGCCGCACATGCTGGCGTATATAAATGAAGCTGAACGCCAGATGCTTAAACGGGCAGGGGGTAGCGAACTGCCCGGCCCAGAAGGCGTACCTTCATATATAAGCTGGTCAGATATTGGCAATGCCATTAAAGATACTTTTTCTGAAATCACATCCGGTGGTGCAGCGCATACAGAGACCTACAACGGTAGCAATGACAGCAAAATTGCGCCAAAGACATCGATTAGACCTAGACCAAGACCCGCATCAATCGAAAACAACAACAACGACAATGATAGCGATTCCACAATACCGGTAGAGCAGCAAGCTGTCATTCCGACGGCTCAAAATCAAGGCGTTCGTAAGGATGCTGTGGACAAGATACTTGTTGAAAAGTACGGCTGGACGATGGGTCCAAACGGGGATGCGTTAAGTCCCGCCCAGGCTGCTGCACTACCCCAAACAAATCCGTCTACTGGAGACGCAAACAAGGGGATGGCTGAAAGTATGTTGGGAGTTGGTGTGTTAAACGCCGGCGGAAAAACTGTCCCAGAAGAACCAGCCAATCCGGGCAACCCGCCAATTCTTCAAAACGACGGTTCTACCGGAAAATATACAGTCGCTGGCGCACTCGATCCCAGTCAGCCAGCAAGCGTGGCTACGAATGAGGATGGATCGATTTACTACCCGACCGATAACGAAGTTAACAATGCAAATACTCGAGGTGTTGATAACCTTATTAACACTGGTGATGATAGTGGTCTGATACGGATAGATGCTCCAACCGGCCCCGGTGGTAATGTGACATATACAAACGGAAACGGTGTCACAATCGCCGGTCCAGAAAAGCCAATAAATACAATTAATGAAGATGGCGATTACACAGCCGGAGGCGGATCAACAGTTACTACTGGCGGCGGTGGCGGTACAACAATTACCGGCGGAGGCGGTGAGGACAGCACTCCAGCACCGCCCCCAGTCAACCAGGCACTCCTAGACGCATTAGCAAGACGTGATGCTGCATTATCGACACAGATGGGCAACATTGGAACGGCATTCGGCTTCTCGAATGACGATTACTACAATCAGCTAGGTACAGATTACCGAGAAGGTGGACTATCAGAAGCATTTACAACGGCTTATGATGATGCCACTCGCGGTATTTATGATACCTTTAAATCTGCTGGTATGCTTACGCAGCAAGGTGTTGACGACTCTATGGGTATCCTGGCTAGTGCCGAAGGTGGCGAAGAGGGCCGCATCGATGGTATTGTCAATCAGTACACCACAGCCAATCGCAATTTTGTTAATGACGGGCGCACCGGCATGGAAGGTACGTTGTCTGGCTTTGTTACTGAAACTGAAGACATACCGACCATCGATGCGCAGACTGCTCAAATCCTTGGCTATGATGTTGCAGGCAATGCGCAGCCGTTCAAGACACCCAAAGAACAAGAGGTTGTGGATTTCTTCACTGACTTCGTGAAGCGGTCCTACGATCCAAGTTACAATGTTGATCCGACAGCGGTTGCCAGTGGTGGCCCAAGCCGAGTTTCCGGCTCCGTTGACCAGCTTGGCGCTGGTACTCAACCCTCGACTATTGCTGGTATTTTGGACCCAGTGGCAGGCGGCAGCGTGAAGGTGATAGGCTAATGTGTGATCCAACTCTAATAGCAAGTATCGGCGCTCAAGTGATTGGGCAGCAAGTGCAAGGCAATGCGATCAAAGACGCAAACGCTGGCAAAGCCCTTCTTATGCGAGAAAACGCAGAACAGAACCGGCAGCTGGAAGATACCCAACGCGCGGCGATCCAAGAAGCTGTTGTCGCAGCCGACTCCACAGCTGGGAAGCCGGGCATGGAGGCTGCTGCTGTTGATTTATCCAACATACTAAAAGCCGCAATAACGGGCGGTGGAGCGCAGACAAACACAAGAACCAGCTCTGCGCCCCAAATTGTGCGTGATGCAGAGGCAGCTGCGGCTCAAACGGCTATGATGAAAGCGAACCAACGAGCAAGTGCAATCGCAAGCCTGGACGCCACAAGTAAATACTTAGGAACAACCATTGCGCCTAAGATTGCCGATGCAGCCGCTATAGGCGGCATGACTGGCAACTTCATGAGCGGCAACAGCGCCGTTACTGACACCGGCCTTCAATATGCAGCATCCAAGGCATACTCACCGATGGCTCAAATACTTTCTGGTGCAGGCCCAACAGGGCTGGCCT